CTCTAACCCCTACTCCCAACGAGACTCGAACTCGTATTGCCGACTTGAGAGGCCGGCCTCCTATTCCAATTTAGAGGATGGGAGCATATATAAATAATACGGATGAGGATTCGCACCTCACATAGTTGGAGTTTTAGGTTATTCCTTCGTGATTACCCTCGGCCTTTCATGTTGCATAGAACTGGCGAATTATCGCGGCTGACTCGGAGTTACTTTTTTACAGCTTACACTTCCGTTCACTAACCAACCTATAAGAAGCCACACTTTAGCGTCTACCTATTCCGCCACCGTATTATTTTTGGCTGGGGTAGCAGGACTCGAACCTGCGGTCGAGGGTAAACCTCTTGTCGGAGTCAAAGTCCGATGCCTTACCAACTTGGCGATACCCCAATATAAATGGTACGCCAGAGAGGACTCGAACCCCCAACCGTAGGATTAGAAATCCCATGCTCTGTCCAGTTGAGCTACTGGCGCATATGGAGATACCGATAGGATTTGAACCTATGATCCTGGGGTTGCAGCCCAGAGCCTTTGCCACTTGGCTACGGTATCATAAGCTGACTTCAGCGGTAATGGATGTCAGCCCCATTGATTAACGCCCCGCTCATAAGGCCACCGCTATTTATAATATCGTTTCGCCCAAAATGGGAGAGCCGTGGTGGCAGCAGCAGGACTCGAACCTGCGTCTAACGACGTATGAGGTCGTGCTGGAGCCATCTCCAGTCATACTGCCATATACGGTTTGCGTGGCTCACATCACTTGTACTTCGTGACTGCAACCCTCTCATCCCAGTGCTGGCACTGGGTCGAGTGACCATCAAAACCGAAAAATGGTGCGGGGCTGTGATTTAATGCAGATACGCCTTGGTGCCGAAGGTGGGACTTGAACCCACACGGTATCGCTACCAGGGGATTTTGAGTCCCCCGTGTCTGCCGATTCCACCACTCCGGCATATGGAGCGAGTGACGGGGATCGAACCCGCATCCCCGGCTTGGAAGGCCGGTGCCCTGGCCGTTGTGCTACACCCGCATATGGTGTCCAGTGACGGGATCGAACCGCCGACCCTTTGCTTGTAGGGCAAATGCTCTCCCAGCTGAGCTAACCGGACAGATCGGCTTACTCGCACCGTAAGCCATGGTGCCGGCTCGTACTTCGCCTGCCGGATTGCGCCGGTTTTACTCCCAAAACCTTGTAAAAGTCATCACTGCCAGATGTGAAGGTTTCTATTTCCCATTCGGTTTACAGTCTCCGCTCTGTTCGTGGGACGGGCATGGTTGCGGGGGCAGGACTCGAACCTGCGACCACCAGCTTATGAGGCTGGTAAGCTACCACTGCTACACCCCGCAATATGGCTGACCCGGCAGGACTCGAACCTGCGACCATCTGATTAACAGTCAGACGCTCTACCATCTGAGCTACGGGCCAATATAGATCTACGAGACGCATTCTTAACGACACCACATTTGTTCGGCATATGCTTAGTTAAAAGCGATGATTTTTCTATTTCAAGTAGAATTGTTTTCAAAATTGCTGTTAGCGTCTCAAAATACGGAACACGGTTGTTCTTTTTCCCATAAAAAGTTTTTTTGAAAGTTGCTGTACGTGTCCCAAAAATGGTAGAAGATGCCGGACTCGAACCGTTCTTCCTGCTCCCTGGGCAGGCGTGCTACCGTTATCACTACATCCTCTATATATGGTGGAGCCGAGGGGAATCGAACCCCTGTCCGAAATCCCTACATGAATAAAACAGTCTTACGCAATAGACAACACTTTATCAATTCGCCTCAAACTGAGACGGGCGGATCAGCAGTTGTCACTCCGCGCCCAGGGCGCACCGGTTAGATGCACCTCCACCACCTTGTTTCTTTTCACAGTGACAAGGAAAACTGCAATACTCTGACCGAATCTTCGACCTCAGATGTTTACCCGGTCAGTGGGTACATCGTTTTGGAATCCAGCCGTCATCAGGCGGCAATTCCCTTTGCTGCAAGAGCAGCGGAAAAAGCGGGATGGATCATTACAACAGTCATATCGTTGTCGTTTCATTTTTGTTTAAGCCTTGAGGCGGTCTTCTACCTGCGAGTCTTACTCTCTCAGAACCCCGTCGAACCCATTACGGCCCCATATGAAATTATCAAGGTGTACCGGTTCGGGCGTAGGCGCTGCCCGACCACGTTCCCAATCCCTGCAAATTCCAGGCGGCGAATCTTGTCGGCGCATGGGATAGGAAGTCTTGCAGTTCATAGAGAAAGATATCAGCCATAGTGGTATCTCCCGCCTTGTCATCGGCTTTTGAGAAATGTTACCCTCTCTATGGCAGAGGGGACTGGTCGGGATAAAAAGGATCGAACTTTTGACCTCACGATTATCAATCGTGTGCTCTACCAACTGAGCTACATCCCGGAATTACGGCAGACGCATCCACCGTAATGGCTGTACGTCCGAAGAACCTCGTCTGCAGCCGATAGGCTTTTGGCTGAGATAGCAGTAAAAGTAATGAGCTGAACCGCACAAACGCCAACTTAGCCAATACAGCATAGTGGTGGAACCAGGGAGGATCGAACTCCCGACCCCCTGCTTGCAAGGCAGGTGCTCTCCCAGCTGAGCTATGGCCCCATATGTCCGCCCCTAATCAGGGGCGGCACTGTTTTCGTTGATTTTCTTTGTTGCTATGGTCATATGATACCATAGACATTTCTGGATGTCAATAGCTACAAAGAAAATTATTTAGATTTTTTGTGTCACTGCTGCGAGTCTGTACCGGCGCGAACATCCTCTTTCAGGCTGTTACTGGCTCGGAACGTGGGTACCTTGCTATCGCTCGATACCCGCATCTCCCCGGTGGAGATGTTTTTGCTATTGCGGCCTTTTCTGGTTTTCACCTCAAAGGTTCCGAAACCTCTGAGCTGTACCTGCTCCCCGCGAACCAGCGCGTCTCTGATGATTTGGAGCACTTCGTCCACCACATCATTGGCCTGATTCTTGTAGTAGCCTTTCTCGCACAGAGCGGACACGATATCGGCCTTAACCATTGTCCCACTCCTTAATTCAATTTGATCTGATAGCAGGCATCCGCACCTACTCCGGGGCGGAAAACCATCATCAGCTGTGCCGGAGTCGAGTAGAGCCGTTTTCCGTTAGCATAATCATCCGTACCGCACAAGCAGGGCGCGATCATACTCTCGATTCCCAGCTCTTCAAACTCCTCTTTATGGTGTTTATCGGCCAACACCACATAGTCAATATCACTGGAATACTTCTTGGCAAACAGCGTGTGCAGCGTCTTTCCGGCATTCTTCACGTTGTCCAAGTCGCCATGGGCGGCACAAATGTTATACCCGCATACGGAGAAGTACAAAAACTCGTAATACTCCGATTCCGGGAAAACGATATCGCCGCGATCATGAAGCCGCTGCTCAAGCCACCAGGGGATCAGCCGCTCCATGTTATCCGCATGAATACTGTCGTTTTTATTTTGAACGGTTCTCAAATGATTTCCGTAGGTCGCGTGAACTACTGTCTGCTCAACCTCGTCGGCCAAAACACTGATCGCCTGTGCCATAATTTCTGACACCTGCATGATCTGGTCGCACGTCAGCTCCTCAGAGGCAACACGCGCACTGGTGTGTATTGAGCCATGAGCCGCGTCGCCCAACAACACGACATGAAGTCTCTGGCATTTATTCAGCCTGATGCGCTCAACTGCTCGCTCAATCAGCCGTTCCACACGATAACGGCATACCTGAGTATTATACTGCTCCCAGATATTGTCCGTCACCATACCGTAATGCCAGTCGGCAAACACAAGAACAGCCTCAGCATCGCCAAGGAACATACAAAAGTCGTCCGGCTTATTAACCGATAGCGGCAAAAACTCATTCAGATTCTGAGCAGCCTCAACGAGCCGATCTTCCAGATTTTCCTCACGGCCCATCCGATCGACCATCTTATTGAACTCGCGGCGCTGGTCATAGAAGCGTTTAGCCTCTTTACGCATCTCCGCAATTTTGCAGTTCAGCTCGCCCATATAATCGTCCTGGCCGGGATTACCCTGAGCGGCATACTTTTTCTTGAAATACTGCGCAACAGCATAGCCGGAGTATGGCGTTACAGATGCCGCCTTTCTCAAACTATCCCGATGGCATTCGATGCCAGTTGCTTCAACGATGTCTTCCCAGTCCAGATCGTCGGGCTTCTGTTCGACTTTGATTTCGATTAGGCGAAGACCATATTCATATGTATCCTCACCTTCTCTGCGTTCATACTTTGGATTCACGAATGTCTTCACCCCTCTTCTGCCGGCAGAAGCGCACTCTGCCTGATTTCAATTTCAATGTTTGGTACGCCGGCCCAACGCTCCAAGATCTCCTTGATATCGTAAGTCCGAGCACCATTCACGTCATACTCCGTCAGCGTCATATCGGAGCAGTCGATCGTCGCGTGAGAATACACCTCACGCTGCTCCCGCACTGCCATTTACTTGTGCTCCTCGATCACGTTCATACGACGAATTTCGTTCAGCTTTGCAAGCAGCTCAGGGGATTCGACGCAGAAATAATGACCCCTCTTCGAGTCCTGCTTCATCGTCCGAGGATAACAGTAGTAGTGGGGATACTTATGCGGAGGAAACGCTTTGACCAGCAGATCTTTCTCTGTCTTGTTAATAGGAACCACGAGAACCATCCTTTTCTAATAAATTTAAGGGTACTCCCTCAAAATTACACCAAATTTAGGACTTGGGAACTCCCGACAACAAATGGGAGTTCCCAACGTGGTTTCAGAATTATTCGACCAACAAACCCGGAAATCTGTATAAAATTGTGAAAATTCAACAGTTGTCGGACGTTGTTTTTGGGCACATTTCCGTTTCTCTACGGAAATGGAACCCATAAATTTCCACGTCCCACGGGCCGTCAGAAACCTCAGTCAACGTTGAAATGGGTGTCCGGCTCTGCTCAATCAAGTCCAAAAAGCACTGATTTGGTGCCGAGAAC